CGTTGATGTCATTATCTGCAGTAGCTACACGAAGCTCTGTATCTAATAGACGAGTTGCAACGAACTGAAGTGCTGGTGGAATAACTAACTTACGTGGTTTAGACGCAATTAGTAAGCCACGCTCATCGGTCCATGCTGCGATTTGAATAACTGCATTTTCCAATGCTGTTTCGTTCAAGTCTGTAGCAACACCTTGTGTATTACTGTTAACACCACCTGATACTAATGGATGGCTTGCGTTAAACAATGATACACCGTCACCACCTGCAAAGCCGGCATTGAAGCCGTTGTTAAGAACGTTAGCCGCTCTAACTTGCTTAGTGTTAGCCATTGATCGTGCAAGTGCTTTAGTATAACGAGCTGACAATGAATCATATAGATTATCCTCAACTGCTTCTTCAGTTAAACTGAATCCTAAAGCAATAGTCACGTGGTTGTAACGTGCTGTAAAAGCTTCTTGTGCGTTATCATACGCAATTGCTGCTCCCTCAGATTTCAGAGGTGCTGCAGCGAAGCCAGCTAGTTTTGTTTCTTCTTCGAAAGAACGGTCTGAAGATTCAGTTTCGTAAATCTCTTTATGCTCTTCGCCATAACGTGCATACTCTAAACCGAATAGCGCGTTAAGTCCTGGTAATAGCTCCTTTAGGAGCTGGGCTCTTGAAATTGCCATGTTTTATTCTCCTAAAATTAATCGCCTACACCAGTAGGGTTAGTATATGAATGTGCTACAGGATTAAACTTAACGAGTAAGTCTGTAAACGCATCGCCCACGGTTGAAGTTGGTGAATCTACAAAATCAACAATTCGTAATGCAATACCGTCAGTAGCTGCATAAGTAGCATCTGCTGCAATATCAGAATTACCGTTTACTGTTGATCCTGTTGTACCAGATTGCACTTCAGCTAAAGGTACATTACCACCTAAACCTGTTTGTGCAACTGCTGCATCAGCTTGAACCATAAATACTACATCAGGATCGTCAACAACGTATGCTTTCGCATCTGCTGCTACTGTGCTTGCTGGCCAATACTGATTAAATGTTAATACACTTGTGACTGGATCTGAATATGTACATCCTACAAATACACCAATTGTACCTGCGTCAAAAGGATCAGCGGCTGAACCAATGCTAGGCATTAGTTGTATTGTTCCGTCTGTTCCAATTTGAACGATAGTACCGTTGTAAAGATTTGTAGCGTATCCAGAAGCAATCGATAGTAAGCGTGTAGAACCCGCATATGGGGTACCGCCTACATGGTTTACCGCTTTAAGTCCGTAAGGACTAGCTGTTGAAGCCATGATTGTTTCTCCTAATTATTTTTACTTATTTCCCTTACCAAACGATCGACCATTTTCCTGACCTTCAGCAAACTTAGGCATACGTGGATCATTTTGATTCAAATATGATGAGTCTACTGCTTCAGTTTGAGCACGTGTTTTTTCATTTACATACGCTCGTCTTTGGTCCATCAACTCGGAAGGGGCTTTACATAGTAATAAACCACCAATTTCAACACCTTCTTGGTACTGAGAGTTAGGGTTTCTATGTATTAATATCTCTGGGTGATCCGCATGCCGCACCGGTTCCCAGCCTTCACGCATTTTTGAAGAGACGTTCATGTTATCGGGTTCATTAAGTAAGGAAATCCTAATCCATCGATAGTCAAAACCTGGCTGCTGTTTAAATTCGGGCAGTAATGATGCAGGTTGCCACTTCTTTACTTTTAGGCTTTCTTCTCTTACTTCTAAATCTCGGTCAGTTCTTTTGATAACTTTATCCATTTGCGTTCTCCAATTTTATCATTTCTCTTGCATATTGTTCCGGAGTTAACTTAAGCTTCTTAGCAAAAGCAACTTGTGTTTTAGACAAACGTACTTTTCTAGGCGCGGTACTACGCGAGGCCGGAGCAACTACATTCGAAGGTTTGCGTTGGGCGGGTCTTCCCGGTTCCAACGAAGTTTCCACGAGATCAATTTCAAAGTTCTCGGGGAATCGTTTTTGCATCGTTTCGTCTATACGAAGGTAGTATTCTTCAGAAGTAGGTTGTATTCCACTCCTGACTAATCTTTCGTGAACTCCTAAAGCTAAAGATGTCATTTCTTCGTCTTTACCAAACCATTGGTTTTTGGCCTGCCAAGCCTGAGCTTTGGCATCTGGTTGGGGTGCTCTAGGTCGAGTCACTTCTTGTGGTGACTGTACACTATTTTGAGGTGTTTGTGAAGCCTTATATTGTGGCTTCAAGTTACTAGCTTGTGACAATTTATATTGAGCACTGTTCATTAAAGCTTGAGCCTCAACAATTTTATCTGTATCTCCAGAATCATAAGCTTCTCGATAATCGCGCTTAGCTAAAGCAAGTTCTTTTTCAGCAGAGCCTATTAATGTTTTAAGGTAATCTTCTTCACCTGAACTTAATGTGGTCTGAAGCTTTTGGTTTTGCTGATACACCTTTTGTGCATAAGCAATGGCTTCTTCCTTTTCCCTACCTGCTTCTTCTTTAGCACGACGTTCATCATGATAAACTTTTTTAAGCTGAGCCATCCTTTGTTTAACGCGGTCCGAATAGTCTTCTAGATTATCCTCTTCAAGTTCCTTAACTATTTTTTCTGGTAAAGGTTCTTTGTTCCTATCTTCAGGAGGGGTATCGTCTTCCTCTTCAATTTCTAACTCCATTTCTTCTTGCTTAGGTGCTTGTTGTACTCGCTCTACATCAGCAGTAGACTTTGTACCTTTAGTCTCTTTTTTACCTTCGTCTAAATCTACTTCTAATTCATCACCTTCCATTTCTAGTTCATCAGGCATTTCATTAATTATTTCAGCCATGCTATTCTCCTATGCGCGTTCGTAGCCACGAGGGTCATCGACCACTGCTTCTACGGTATCGTCGTTTATAATGCGGAATTCTTTTCCGTGAATTTTGATTCTAGTCCCTGCGTAAGCACGTGTGATAACGAAGTCACCTTCTTGACACCAAGCGCCTGTAGGGAAACGAGCTTCGTCTTTATAACAAAGATCACCTAACTGCATAACAAATAAAACAACTGTAGAATGTTCCTCTATATATTTGGCAGAATCGGATTTAATTAAGCCACTTTCATAAGCTTCTTCTGCTTCAGGTACCATACATAAAATACGATAGCCTTTAACGTCAGGAAGTTGAGCTGCTGCTTTCGCTATAGCCTCTTCTTCAGTTAGCTTAACGCCTTCTTTAGTGGATGTGTTTTTTGTTTTAATAGGAGCTCCTGAAATGGAGACTATTTTTTTGTCTGGAGTTGCGATGGTGTTATTCATTTTTTCACCACGCTGTCCGTTGGGCTGCTATCAAAATTTTCTTCTTCGTGTTCATGCGTACGAATAGCTTCTGAAATCATATTTTGTATTATTAGATATCCCCGAACTTCGCCGCACGCGTGTTGGTAACCACCAAAATCTTTAGCAGTTCCTGCACCCATACTTTCTAATAACTCTTTGCGTCTTTCTTCTATCCGGGTTGATAGAAGCATAAGCGTTTCTTTCATGATGTTCCTTTCGTTTAGTTGATGTTATCGTCCTTGAGTTTTGTTTCTTTTACCTTAGTTGTATTACGCAACTGAGATTCTTTTTCGCGGAGGTTAATATCTTTTTGTTTATTAACAGCTGCCGCGCCTAATTTTGCACCTTCTAATACTTCTTTAGTATTTATTTGTTTCTGCTCCATCTCTGCTTTAGCACCTATTTGAGCCCCAGCAATCTCTTTCTGTGTTTCCATTCTAGCTTGTTCTAACATCACATCTTTTTGTGCGCTAACAGTAGCTTTATCAATTTCAAATTTAAGCTTGGCTTTGTCTAGCTCTATATCAGCCATAGTTTTTTGAGCTTTAACTTTCGCTTCTTCTTGTTTAATTTGTAGTTCAGCTTTTTGCATTTGTAAGATAGGATCTTGCGCTTGCTGTTGAGCTTTTTCTTGTTGAGCCTCAGCAGTATTAGACTGTAATAATTTCTCTGCTGCTGGAGCAGTAAGCCTAGCTACTTCATTCTCAACATCAACAGGTAATGCTTCATCACTTGGAGGTAACGGTACACCGAGTTGTTTCTCAATTTCTATTCGGTACTGGAAGGCAATGTGTTCTGCAACATGAGCTTCCATAGCTGACTGTATCATCCCTGCTTTCTGGCTTTGGCCAACAAGTTGTCTAATTTTAGGATCATTAGCAAACGCTAAGTGAACCACCATATGTGCTTCATGATCTTGGTCAAGGAATGCTTTAACCGGTTTACCATTAATAATGTTCATGTTTTCTGATACTGGATCTACCTGCTTAACATCTTCTTTATTAGGGATAAGCTTATTAATATTTTTAACACCTAACACTTCAAGCATCTGACGATTAAGTTCAGGTAAGTCATAGATATCCGGGTTCTGCTGTGCCATTTGCATAACAGCTTGATACTGCACAACCTTCTGTGCCATCGTTGCAGCATTAGGATCAGCTACTGGAATAAGGTTAACTTTATTGTAGTCGTCTTGTTTAGCGCCGGGAGTGCCTGTAGCCGGATCATAGCGGTAATTAGGGTCGGTGTAGTCTCTAATAATATTTTTAAGTAGACCAAACTCTTTCTTCATTGAGTAATAGATACGCGCATTGACTGCGGACATAACTTTTAGTGTTCTCTCAAGGATAGCAAGGGTAGAACCTACGGGAGAGTTAGCTGACATATCCGATACTTTCATATCTGCAGCAGAAGCAAAGCGTCGTCCTTCTTCAATAATTTTATCCATCAAACCTGCAAGTACTTGGCTAGGCTCTTTGTATGGTAATGGCATCAAATTGTCACGGATAGTTCCTGATGGTGCATCCACATCACGCCACTCAGCTGGTCCAATTGGTGTATCATCACCTTTAATACGTAAGCCTCTGGCTTTAAAACCACCTGGAAGATTAGATAATGTCCCTGCGTCTACTAACTGTCTTAGTAACATGGTTCCTGATTTTGAGAAACCCCCAATTAAATGGATCAGACCAAAACAATAAAAACCAAATCCTGGGATGTATCCATAATGAACAAAATGTTCACGGCGTTTTTGTTGCTCATCAAACTGATTCCAATTACGTCTAACAGATAATATCTCAGAAGTACCTTTATCTATCGTTACAATATAAGGTAATGCAATGCCGGTTTTTTCTCCATCGTCTTCATCCTCAAAACCTTCTAAGTCAAGGTCAACGTTCATTTCTAGTATTTTAAATCTATCATCATTAGTAGCATCAAAGCCCATTTGCTCTGCAATCTTTTTCTCTACTTCATCTAAATCATAGTCAGGATCTCCGAGTTCTATGTCACGGTAAAAACCCATCTGTTGTAACTTGTATACTTCTTGTTTAGTCTTGCGCATGACATGAGTAATACGCTCAGCTGTTTCTAAGTTAGATGCGCCATAAGGAACCACAATATCTTCAGCAGGGACAAATAGTGATACTTGACGTTCTAATGTTGGATCATAATAAACTTTCTTAAATGCATTGCCTGATAAACCAAGACCCCATAGCATTCTTTCATGTTCAGGACGATACTCAGGCATCATATCCATCAACTGGTAGTTCATGTTTTCTTGTACTCGCGCAGCAGCTTCTAAACACTCAGGTGTTTCTTTACCAATAATAGATGTCTTCACTGGGCCTGCAGCAGGAAAGGTTTCCATCATGGTTTCAGCTTGGAATTTGACAAGTGCTTCGGAGAGTAGTGGGTGATAGACAGCACATGCGCCTTCCCACGGTTCGGACCTTTCTTCTATTTTAAGTCCTAATAGTTCTAAGCCATCAACATAAGTTTCTAGCCAGTCTTTTCTTGAGTTTACATCATTACTAAAATCTTCTAATAAGTCAGAGGATAATTCTGCCATGTATTGCTCAGACAGTTCTTCCGCTAAGTTTTGACTAAACTCCTCGTCTTCCATAGCATCGGGATCAATGATTAATGTAGTACCACCAGCAGTGATTGTCACACTCTCTGGGTCTTCTATCTCAATCTCAATAGCCTCTTCGTTTTCAGCCATTTCCTCTAAGCCCATTGGAGCTGCATATAACCCTTTATCTACGTCTGCCATAACTATTCCCTAAATTAATTCGGTAATTATACTGCATAAAGGCGTTTTTGACCACGACCTTTAAACATCTGTATATCATCTTCCTCATCACTTGGCAAGCGAATAAACCCACCCTGCCTAAATCTTGCTAGTGCTAGTGTTGTCGAGTCAACCAAATCATCGTTGGCTCCTGATGGAAAGTCATTACATTCTTCTATTACTTCGTGAGCCCATCGTTTATCTGGTGCCCATACTACTCCTCCAGCGAACAAGTCCGATACTGCATTTACCCTGCTTACCTTGTCTTGGCCTTTCCCCGGGGTGAACTCACCCACTGGAATACCCATTCTTCTAAACTCTTGGTAAAGCGCAGCACCGTTGGACTTCTTCTCAACAATAAATGCATCCGGTTCCCAATCGCGATATTCTTCGATGCAGAGTTGCTTTAACTCTGGGAATTCTAGTCGTTGCTTTATTGCATTCAGTAATATTATATTATAGTTATTAACATCTTCGTTAAAAAAGACTCCCCAAGTCGTTAATGCGTTGTAATCGGCTCTATTATTAGCTTCTTGCGCAGCATCTAAGGTCATAATAATAAATTCACAAGCAGGTGGGTCTTCTTCTTCCCATATATTCCACCATTCCCGTTTGATTAGTGCGCCTTCTTCAGATACCGGGTTTTGTAGGTACTGAGCGTTCCAATATCGTATGTCAAGTGCTGCACGTCGGGCTTGTAGCTCCTCAATACTCCAGAACTCAGGCCATAACGGGACTTCATTACCCATTTTATCTTCTAAAATAGCAGGAAACTCCACTACTTCCCACTGATCTACGTCGTCATTCTTAATCATTTGGTTAACTATCTGTCCTGTCAAGTCTAATTTAGACCATCGTGTATTATGGCTTATTAACCCGTTGGCTATAAAGTTTTCTGTTCTATCTATTTGTACATCAAAGACTTCTTCTTTTCCAGCATAAGTAATGCTCTCAATTTTGTCCGTTATGAAATCTGAGGTATTTTGCAATGGCTTCTGCTGTAGAGGGTTTTTTTGCATATCCGGCGGCGAGGTTGCAGTCATTGCATAAAAGGGCTCTAACTTTTCCTGTATCGTGGTCGTGGTCAACACATAATTTGTTACTCCAGTGGCTGCGAGTGTTTTGTTCAGAAGGCGGTTGATTACAGATAGCGCATACCCCGTTTTGTTTTTGAAGTAGTTTATTATAGTCGTCTTGGTCAATGCCATATCTACTTTTAAGTCTGTTTGACCTCCTTGCCTCAGCATTATAGGATGCTGTTCTGTGCCCAGCCGCCCACCTATTTTTGTTATAGTGGCTCTTGCACAGTCCTTTAATAGCGGCTGACCGCTTACATTCGGGGTGAGTGCAAGTTTTGTTTTTCCACTTTCCATGATGCCCTTGTGGGTGATATGGGATGTCGGGGTGTTTTTTGTGATAGCTTCTTTTTGCTTGGCAGGCTCCGCACAGGTCTGGTTTATTTTGTGACCTCGCTGGTCTACCGCATCCTTCGTTACTACAAGAGGCATGCCCACTTTTAGATTCTTTAGTCTTATCCATTTATGTTCTCCATCTACATTAACAAGAAGCGGGTGTCTCTCGTTTGCACGGACCATTATACCAGATTGTGTTTTCACTGTATATACCGTGTCAACACCATTTGACTTATGGTTTAGTACAGATGAAGAAGCTATTTTCCCATCTTCATATGTAGCGACCTCATCACCCCTTCTTATACTCCGCAGTTCTTTATTAGAACCGTCCGCCATTAAGACTTTAGTATCGCCGGCCATACACATAACTACAA